GCGCTCAGAGAATACGTTGATGCCGAGGGGGAACTTGGAGGCTCTGGAAGTCCAGAAGATCATGCTTTGATTTTTGACACATGGGATGTCGTGCAAGCCAGCCTTGCCGCCTACCGCGAAGGGTCCGACACATGACAGAAGCACCAGAACAGATTTGGGCTTGGGAATATAAGGGCAACTCGCCTTGGGGTCCAATCAAACCTGATTTGAATGTTGTCACTAACGGGGCTGAATACATCCGAAAAGACGTATCAGATGCACTTGTAGCAGCGGCGCGGGAGCAAGCGTTGCGGGATGCAGCTCACGTTGCAACTGAATATGGCGAACAGCAATACTCAGCCAACGTAGAACATCATCCAAAGTACGCAGATGATGCTCAGGAAGATGGACAAGAAATAGCACGTCTAATCCTCGCCATCACAGAAAAGAAAAACCCCGGCAACGGTTGAGGCTCCGCGCCGGGGTCCATCGCGTATGGGGTACGCTACGGGTTCCGCCCGCTCGGACTACGCCACCCGGCGCAATTACTGACAGGCCGCGTCTACCTGCCGAATGAGATACGCGCCTGTAACCACCGACCTGTCGCCACCATCCTCCGCAAGCGCGGCTGCGTGCGCCGTGCGGCTGGCGGCTGTCGCATCACAGATGGCCTCACCGCTCACCACGCTCGTGCAGGAAGCGCCTAGCAGCATCAGGGTCATTGCCAAGGTCAACCTCGTCCATGCGTTTGCGCGTGTCTGCATAGCCCTCATCCCTCGCCTTGCTCTTGCCGTTCCAGTATGCCGCGAACAGCGCCACGATGAACGTGCCAGCCGCTGCCAGCCATAGTTTGAGCCGGAGCATCATCTCCGGCCCTCGCCCCAAGCCTTAATGCGCTCCCTGATAATCCACAGGATGCACAACCCCGCGATAGCAGCCGCTCCCAGAACGATGTACTGCGCCACTGGGTCCAGACTACCCAGAACCGTAGCAACGCCTCCTGCGCCCGCTGTAGCGGCTCCTGCGGCGGCTTGTAGCGTTGTGGACTGCGCCTTGCTCCGAGGCTTGGGTGCTTCATCTCCTGTAACCCATTCCTCTGTTGGGTATGCGTCCCAATCTAGCTGGAAATGAGGACCGTCTCGGAACTTCGTCCAATCGCCGCCCCAATCAATCTTGACGCCCTCCGCATCCGCCGCAGCTTTTACCGCTGGCCCCAGCTTGTCATAGAGCGGCCAAGCGAACGCCGCGCCATCCTTGCCAATGGGCAATAGGTCAACCGCGTGTCCGGTCAGGTGGCGGCTGTTCATCGTCTTAGACGCGCCAGACGCATACAGTTCGCGCTGCCGCTGCATTGTCCGCAGCCCTTCAATCACGATGAAGTCGAGCGGGCTTTCCTGTAATGCGCGGTCAATCACGCGCCGCAGGTCGGGATGAATGCCCTTAAGATTGCTCAGGCTGCGCTTGCTGTAGGGTCTCACTTCGACCCCACTTTCGCAATCAGCGCCTTGATGTCGTCGCGTATCTCAGCGAGCATCGCGTTAGTGTCATCACGCGCTGCCTTCGCGAGGTCCATGTCTTCCTTTCGCTGATGCCAGAGCCTTTTGATTTCTTTGGTGTTCTCCACGCTCCGCGCCTCCAGTCGAATGAGCCAGACCAAGAAGCCGACGAAGGCCAGCAGCACGGGCCAAAATTTAAGTAAGTTCTCGGTCATAAGATGCCTCAAGTCGTTCAAGTGTATATCGCGCTCGTTCGACTTCAGCCGCCCACGCATCCGCGATGTGGTTATCCTGCCAAAAGAATAGCAGATTTATTCCCTGCCCGAAACGCTCCCAGAACACGCTATCTTGACCGTCGATATAGGCCCGCGCCGATAACGTCTGCGCCGTGCTACCACCGAAGAAAATGGCGTTCAGCATCCGCGAGAACAGGCTAACGAGGTCATACGCTAGGCGGTAAGGTATGTAAGCAAGGCGGTGCATCAACCGAGTTCCGGCGTGATAACCACTCTGAGTTGTTCCGGCGTGTTCTTGAATGTCTCGATGCTGCCATCTAAGAACGTCACCTCGTACTCGGCTTTATAGCTGCCCGGCGTGTCTGTATCGCCGTTCTGCAAAGTATAGCGAACGTGTCCTGCTGCACCGTCTACAACAGTCGCCGCCGCGTCGATTTTGAGCGTTGTCGCGCCAATTTTCTGCATGTGAAACTGAACGCTCGCGCCCGTTACATCAACGACCGTTCCGTTTGCATCCGTCAGGATGGCGTCAAGTGTGGGCGATGTGTCGTTCTGTTTAAGGTATGCTGTGTCTGTCATGTTCCAAATCTCGTTGACGTATCAAGCCACGCTGCGTCATTTGATGCGTTCCTCCAACGTGCGCTGTTCGATATGTTGAGCCAACGCGCGTCATTGTTAGTGTTCGGCACAAAGGTAGGACGCCCACCACCTGCCGGAATACATACCACAACAGCCGCGCCTGTAATAGAACTCACGGCGGCGAAGATTGCCAGGCCACTTGCCGATACTTGAGCGGTGCCGGACAGGCTTGCAGATGCCGTGCCGATGGCGCTTGCGCTGGCCTCGACAACAGATTGCCCTGCGATGGCGGATGTGGCTGTGAAAACGCTTGAGCCAGCGCCAGAGAACGTCGCGCTGCCCTGCACGTTTGCGTTGGCGGCAATAATGCGCTGGCCGACGGCGCTGAGTGTCCCGCTGCCCGTTATTGTGGCAATGGAAACGCCCGCCTCGACAAATGTGGCGGTAGACGCTCCTGCGATTGTGGCTGTAGATTCCGCTGTGGACAGCCCCTCCGCGCTGACCGCAGCTTGCCCCGATACATCCGCTATAGCCTCAGCGGTGCTTGCGCCCTGCCCAGAAACCGTAGCAGTGCCAGTGATTGAAGCCGTGACATCGCTAGTAGCTGCACCTTGCCCAGAAACCGTAGCCTGCCCGAATATAGACGCCGTTGAAGTAGCTGTTTGTTCGCCTTCAGCACTTACGCTCGCAAAGCCATTGATTGATGCAGTCGTCGTTGCGATAGCCGCGCCATCAGCCGACGTGACGGCGCTACCAGATATGGTCGCATTTGCCTCTGAGACGGATACGCCCTGACCAGAGACAGTCGCAGAACCAGAGATTGATGCAGCAGCCGCACTAATTGCTGCGCCTTGCCCCGACACACTTGCCACACCTGCGATAGACGCGCTGGCCGTAGCAACAGACTGGCCCTGTGCAGATACCGTTGCCGCGCCCGTTATGGACGCGACGGATACCGCTTCAGCATCAACCCCATCATCCGCCAGGGGTGCAGCAGCTAATGGAGAAAATCCGAGCATTGGTCACTCCCCTTACGGCCAGTCAGGTAGGTCGTAGAAATTCGCCGGGATCGGGTCCATCGCCTCAATCACATCTGAGGCCGCGCGGATAGATGCAATCTGGTTCCAGATCGCTTCGCCCGCTGCCCATGCAGCTTGTTCTTCTGGCGTCCAGTTTGCCTCACCCTTCTTGGCAAGCTGCGCCGCTTGGGCCGTCAAATTGCGCTGCTTCCACTCAGGGCAGATAGCAATGATCCGGCGATAAGCTTCTTCTTTGACACGCTCGACTGTGCCGGGGATGTCCTCAACCACCCAACCGCGTGTGACAACGCCGTTTGCCTCAGCCAGTGGGGCTTGAGTCAGGCGCTGATAACGGGGATCATAGGTAGGCTGCGCCTCAACCTGCACCGGATACATCCCGTATGCGGCAAGCAGGTTTTCGGGTGGCGCGGCGGGGAAGCTGACTTGTGGGTTGTCTTTGCGAAGCTGGCGGATAGTGTATCCCTGCCACTTGCCGCCGATCTGTTTTGCGTACATAATCCTACCTTTTTATACGAGGCTATATTCGGTTATACCGTTTACAAACCCAGATACATATAATTTCTGCCCACTATCCCCAAAGCCCACCCCCCACGGGCCAGTTTCTCCGTCAGTGGCTGTGTTTAGAGAAAGCCCGCTTGCAGACGCGGTAGACAAATCAAACGCGCTACTCAAATCGTACTGGTACACGTAGTCTGTCGCATTATCCGAAATAAACATTTTTAAGCCGTCAGGCGATAGCGCAATTCCGCGAGGAACTGTTTGAGAAAGTATAAAGGTTTGAGCCAGCGTAGCGTTATCAACGTCACCGCCGCTAATTGTGACTTTTTCCGCTTTGTCGGCGCCAAAATCTATCTTAAATAAAGTTGGCGTTCCCGAAGGCTCGGCGTAATGCAAACCTCTAGGCTCATTAGTGGAATTGCCGTAATCAAAATTTGTTCTGGTGGACAAGTCGTATGCCGTGCTTAAATCCCAGCTATTAAGAGTATCTGGCCCAGCGGCGGCTAAATAAACTCTTTGTCCGGTAAAGTTGAAACAAACACCTGTCGGAAAATCCGCTTCGGTCTCAACATTAACCGATGTTACGAGACTAAGCGTGCTTATGTCCCACGCGGTGGACAGAGAGTATTCCCGTAAATAGTCTACACCTGAGATGACCTCAGTAGTAAATAAAATAGTTCCAGTGGGGTTAAAATCAAAGTCATAAACTGTTCCACTAAATGACTGGGATTGGACATATGTAGGTTTTGACAGAGAGTACGCTGTATCCGCCCCCACACCCCCAGCGCCCTGAACCTTATGCCACAACATCAGGTGCCGTCCCCCACAAGTGCGCCGTAGAGCGTTGTGCTAACTTTCCAGATCGCAATAACCGTATAGCCTGTAGTTGCCAGCGTAGGTGCGGAACCGCCATTGTTCACCCAAGTTATTGTGGGCCAAGTAATTGTGCGAAAAAACCCGTCATCAACCATCAGCGTGATCGCCTGACCAGCCGTGAACCCGTCTGTGTAGGTCGTGTTGCCAGTCAGCGTGTGGGTCTGCACAGAACCATTGTCAGGTTCCAAGGCAACGCTCGTACCGCTCAGGGCATAGACATCTTCGGTGATGGTCCCTGCGGTAACAACAGGGTTGGTCGTGTTCATCACATCAGCAGCAGCCGCAGTGGCAAACACAACAGCAGATCCAGACAGGTTAATCGCTGCATCTGAGTTGCTACTTTCAGTGACAGTACGGCTCAGAGTGGTTCCAGACGCTGTGTAGGTGCCCGTTCCAATCTCCCAAGCTGTGCCGTCTTCAATGACGTAACGCACAGTCTCCCCGTCAGCCACGCCAGCATCAGCGAATGACTGATAGCCGCTCTCAGCGGAGCCAAGCGTGATTGGACTTCCCGTGCCAGTACTGGCAGTGGACATCTTGGCGCGGTTGACGAGTTTGACCATTTATCAGTCCTCAGTAATCGTGGTGCCAGTACCGATGCGCGGTGTGACGCCAGTCGAAATGCTGATGTTCGGCGTGATTGCCCCGTAGTAGAGGATTTTGCCTGTCCCGGTGCTATCGGTGCCGATTGAGACGTGCGTTGCTGTCTCAGTGCCACCTGTCGCTGCCGGGAAGTCAATGTTGGCTGTTGGGGACACGCTGTTGGCCGTGATGGTCCAGCCGCCAGAAGTCCGAGCCACTGCGACACGAGCATAGCTGGTGTATGCGCACTCGTTCGTGGTCTGGTTGCCAGCCTCTCCGGGGTCAGATGTGTGAAGCGCAACGTACAGGTTCGTCAGGGGAGACGTTCCGGCATTGTCTGCGATGTTGGCGATGGCCGTGGCGTTGAAAATCAACTCCAACAGGTCGTTTTCAAATGTGTTGCCCTTTGACATTGGACAGTCCTCTCAGTTTAACGCCCAAAGGGGCAGGGTTTTGCCGACTATATCACACAGCCAGCGCACAATCTATTTCCGCCGTGCGCGTTGCAGTTCGCGCTCAAGCCGCGCAATCTCTTTGCGCATTGCCACAACGTCAGTGACGCGCTCCCACGCTGGCGATGCTGGTGGCTGGTCTTCTATCGCTGGCGATTCGTCCTCTATAACTGCTGGCAGGTTTTCGGGTTCGTCGCTCATGCTGGTGCCTCCGGCCATGTGATGTTTTCGGGAAAGCCCTCTTGCTGAGGAACGTCGCGCAGGGCCTGGCGATAGGTGGCCCATGCCGCCGCATCAACAGGCGCGTCCGCAACCTGCGTCCAGTCGGATGAGGCTAGAAGGCGGTCGCGCGTTTGACGGGCTTCTTGTGCGGCCATTTCGTCTGGGTCAGGCGCAACGTAAGGCGCGATTGACCCAAACTCGCCAGCCTGTGCGCGCTCATAGAGCGGGTCGCCGGGTTCAAGACAAGCTGACCCGGTGCTGTCGTCTGAGTAATCGGCCTGTATCCAGCCCAGCGCGTTTATTTCTTTAAGGTTCTGAAACATCATGCCACCGCGAAGTCGGCTGTGCCGCTTTCTATTTTGTTATCTGTCAACGTAATTGTACACGAAGACCCGGTTGATGCTGTGACCTGAATGTCAATTCGGTCTCCAAGAACAACCGCCACATCAGAAAAACGCACGCCCGTTAGATTGGTGTACGTGGCAAACGCCGTTCCGTTTTTGCGAAATGAAGTGGTAAATGTCGTGGGACTTCCAGATGATGCGATTGTGGTTGCAACGCGAATTGTCCCCGGGACCAGAACGCCAACTGAAGCCTCATCAATCAGCGCCGACCCTGACCCGCTTCCCGACAGCACGAGACTAAAGTCTTTCAACCTGCGGATAGGCGTGCTGCCGGCTGTTGGTGGTTGTAAAGCCGCTGTCCGAACCTTCGGCGCTCCGCTTGCCCCTTCAGCCAATGCCGTGGGGTTTTCAAACGCCGCCAGAGCCTTGGCGCTTGTCCACGGCTCGCCCGGTAGCAGGCTCGATGTGCTTTGACTTGTCCAACTTGCCATTAGTCCCTCACTGTATCACGTAGCCCGTCGTTCCGTCCGGCATTAGGCCCGTGTTCTCGGTAATGTAGCACGCATTTTCCTTTTCCGCATCAGTCGCGGTTGCGAAGTCAGGCGCGGTGTTTTCCATGATAAAGCTAGGTCGCTCAAACAGGATGAATGATTGCGCTAGGACGCGATAAGAGAACCCCGGCTCAAGTTCTTCCCACTCGATAATCTGCCACGGCTCGGTGACAGGATTGCCCAGCGTGTCAATGGCGTCATAGCTGGTCACGAACATAACGTCGCCAACAGCAAGCGTTGCGTCCTTTTCGGCTAACTGCAATTCCAGATATTGCGGCGTTGTACGATAGCGTTGCAGGAATGAAGCCTGCACCAATACCGCATTCAGGTCAGTGCGCAGAAGCGGCGAATACCATTCAAGATTTCGCACAGTGCCGTCTGCGAAATTTGCGCTCTCGGCCTCAGCGTCAATGCGTATCCGCTGCGTTGAATAGTTCTTCGCGTCGGTCAGGCTTTCGGTCGGGTCTTTGCGCCCGTAGTAAATCGTCACCCGCGTTCTGCGATCGTCAGGCGTGCGCTTAAGTGCGCTGGAAACAATCGCGTTCCGCTCGGTCAAAGTGATTGGCGGTTGGCTTGGCTGTCGCAACGCAAGCAACTTAATCTCTTGGTCCCGCTCATCCCACCAGATGGAAAACATCCCGTCACGCATGGCCTCTGCGCATATCTCGGACACTGGACGCGGCTCAGTGAATGAGCCTGTTCCCTTCAGCGTCGAAAGCCAACTTTCGCCCTCACTTGTCCAGTCGGTTGCGTAAGGTATCAGGCTTGCCGGGATAGTCGTGTGATTATTCAGGAGGTCATATACCATTTCCCAATACAGAATATCGTCGTAATGCCCGACGCGCTGCATACCGTCATCTGCGCTATGCTCGTCCGCTGTCGTACCCAGAGCGCCACGAACAACGCCGCTGAGTGACCAGACACCCGCGCTGCCTGTGTAGCCTGTGTAGCTAATCACCTCACCGCTCAGACGGCCATAGAATAGCCCGTCATTGCCGAAGCTATCCGACACGTCGTCCTCGGTTCCGGTAACCGTGATGCTGGTCGTGCTGGCGTTAATATCGGACTGCAAGCGCAGGTCGGTTGCGCGGGGGAACTGCGCTTTCTTGCGCTCCGCCCTGCCAAGGGGATCTAGCCCCGTGATAGTCCACGCCCCGCCCGAAGGCGGGTTGATGTTCGTCACGTCATAGCGGCGCACTGTCATCGCCGCCAGGCTATCGCCCTCCTTGCCCGTGTAGAGATACATCTCCAACTGCGGCACAGCCTCGCCAAGCCATGCCAAGAGCAAACGCCCGATGCTTCCCTGTACGGTGCGCTCGGATGCGTAGAAGTCGCCGAATTGATTGCGGAACTCGAAGTCATCTAGTGTGACGGAAACGGTCCCGCGCAAGCCGAACGGGCTTTCACCCTCACGCACCGCTCCCAGGTTAAGCCGGGTCGGCTCGGTCCTTACTGTGCGCAGGATAGGGATTGCTGGCCCATACCATTCATCGGATGTTGGCAATCCAGCCGTGAGCGGTGCCGGGTCGCCCGGTCGCGTGAAATACCAGCGCAACTCGCCGTCGAGGTTGAAAACGTCCTTTGCGCCGCAGGTGTTGTACGTCTGGAAGCATTTGGGTGTTCCGGTCGCCGTGCATGTCCCAACGCCAAAGCGCAGGTCGCAACGCTTCTGCCGCAACTCTAGGACTTGAACGGTCTTAGTCATGGCGCTGCATATCCCATGCACTGGAACGTAACTGCGCCCGAATTGTTCAGATTGGCCCGCTCACGGTTAAACCGTGGCCGCTCCATCGCTCGCGCGTAGGCAACATCATCTGGATATGAAGACGGCTTGGCGGCAATGAAGAACGGCCCAGTGTTGTCAACGTGGTTGATAAAGCCCTTCCACGTCACAGCACCCGCCGCCGCTCGGAACGTTTCAGGCAAGTTCTGCACGGTCAGGTCAAAACGCAGGTCTGCGCCTTCAACAGCGCGGCCCAGAACGTCACCCCTGATGCTTTGCTGGTGACGATACCGAACTTGCTTGCTTTCGCTGATAGGCAAGCCAGTGAACACCGATAGCTGCGGCATTTCCAGAACCTCGCCCGCCTGCGCAACAGCAATCTGCGGTGCTGCCGAACCGCCGGAGATAGTGAAGGCAACGGTCGTCACCGTGGTTGAGCCGAACAGGAACACGATCGCCCCATCATCGTCAGGACTGATGCTGCCGACCGTAACACCACCCGCTGCGCAGGATACCGTAGCGCCTGTGCTGCCCAGATTGTGCGCTGCAATCGCCGCGTAACTGGTCGCTGCGCTTGAGAACGTCAGCGTGACCGTCTGAGACGTGCCGCCGCCTTCCCATACGCTCCACGTCTCGCCGTCAACAAGCCATGCCACGTTTGCCCCTGTGGCCGTGCTGGTGGCCGTAGGCGTTGCCGTGTGGGTGTCGAAGCAAATGCGCGGCTGGTCGATAGGCTCTGCAATGCCAGTGAAGCCGGATTGAATGACAACGCTCATTGGAACACCAGCCTTCCGCCTCGGTCTAGCTGCGATTGAATTTGTTCAAGTAACCCTTCAACCGACGCGCGGCTGAAGGTGTCGCCTTGTAGATTGATGGCGACTGTTTGGGTTGCCATAGCAGGAGCAGTCGAAGATGCGCCAGCCGAAGCCGATGGAACAGATGCCGATGATGCTCCGCCAGACGTTGACGCGCTTCGGATGGCATTAACTGCGCCCATAGCCGCCGCAAATACCTGCCCTGCCGCAGCAAGGCGAACATACCAAGGCTGCGGCTTTGGGTCGTTCAAGACTTTGTTGTATGCGCCAAATGCGTCAATCAACGCTTGCGCTGCTACAAAGGTTTTCTGTGCTGCCAACAGCTTTTTATTGTTGCTGCCCGTAAGCTGTATGAGGTTAGAAAAGTAATCGCCCCAAGCGCCTAGCTTGTCCGATAACCCACCCTGAGCAAGCGCCTTAACGCGCTCAAAGTGTTCTTTGACACGTTCCTCTTGTGCGGTCAGTTCTTCATCTAGCTTTTCGGATGCGCTCTTACCCTTGCCCCCATCGCCCTCATCAGTCCCGACGCCCAACAGGTCAGGCAGGGTGATGCGCTCATCCTTAATGGACGCGAGTAGGTCTCGGATTTTCTGGACGCTCTCAAGCGGCGCATCTAGTCCTGCGAACAGGCCAGCCGCTTGCTCACGCATCCCTCCTGCCTGATTAAGTGACGTCTGGCCTGCTTGTGACGTGCTTGCCGCCCCCCGCAGGAAAGCGTCGGATGCCGACATAAGCCCGTCCGCAAGCCCCTCCATGCCGGGTATGTTGGCAACGCCCTCCGACATGGATAGGAAGAAGTCGGACGCCTTCATTGCCATGCGCGAAATGGCACCAAGGAAAGAGCCTTCCATCTCCAAGAATGTCGCCTTGATGGACATAACCATTGCCGCCGCGCCATCCTTGATGCGGCCCCATACCTCAACAGCAACGTCACCCAAAAGGCCCATTGCTTCGCCAAATCCTCCAGCCGCCCCGACAAGCCTAGTAAACTGATATACCAATTCCCCAGCACCAACGATTAGCGCCAAAATGCCAGTCCTAATCATGGCGGTGCGCAGAAGCGCCAAGGAACCCGCAAGCGTGATCGTTGCCAGCCTTGCCGCGACAAATGCCGCGACCCAGCCCCGCGCCATAAACGCCGCATAAGCAACAGATGCCGCCATTGCCGTGCCGATGTACGTGACCAATCGGCCCATGTTTTCGGTCAGGACGCGCAACGCCTCGGATGCTGTCAGGTATATTGCCGAAAGCGCCTTGGTCAGCCCCAAGTTTTCATCAATGGAAAGGAAAAACTCCTGAAGCCTTTGGCCTAAAGTATCTAGCGCCCCAGCATATCCCTGCGCCGCCGCAACCGCAGCGCCTCCATATTGCGCCTCTAGTTCATCTAGAATGAACGATTGTGCTTTGAGTAGCTGGCCGCTTTCAACCAACTTCTTGACCATTTCCTTTTGCTGGTCGGTAAATACTGTCCCGCTGCGGGCAAGCGCACTCAATCCAGTAACAGGGTCTTCCAGCGCCCGCCCCAACTGAATGGCAGAACTGCTCATGTTCTGACCCAGAACAGCCGAAAGGTCAGCCGCTACGCGAATTGTCCGGTCGAATACATCGCCAGTGACTTTGCGGAATGTCAGCAATCGCTGCTGCGCCTCAAGCACGCCCTCAGTGCTTTCCAGCGTATTCATTGCAAGTTCTCTGGCGAAGCTGCGAAGGTCGTCAGCGGTGCGCCCTGCTACGCCTCCGGTCGCCTTGATGACAGCGCCAATCCGAAACATCGTTGTTTCAAACTTTTGGCTTTCAGCAACCGCCCTTGAGAAAACAGCCGAAACGGTGGCAATGCTGGCAAGACCGACAGCAAACGCCTTGACCGCCGAAACTGCTCTTGTTGACGCCTTTTCGACCTGTCTGATGTCACCTGATACTTTTTTCAGACCATCTTCGGCCTGTTTAGTATCTGCCGTGACCTGAACCTGTAGCTTTGGAAGCGCCATATCAGTCCTCTAACAACAGCTTGAGGCGTTCAACCTCGGCGTCTGACAAATGGCCTTTGACGGGCTTCTGGCCTTCGTTTTGCTTCTGGTGAAACTGCGCTTCCGCGAACCATTCAACCATCGTCATTTCCCAAAACTCGCTCGGCTGTATGCCCCAACTTCTGGCCGTGACATACATCCCGGTCCAGTCTATTTGCGTTGGGACTTTTTCTTGCCCCCGGTTTGTGCTGCCGGGGCTGGTAGGTTTTTTTCCGGCTTGCCCGGCGGCGTGATGCAATCGCCAATGCACTGCACAAGCGGCCCGATGCCGTTCCCGCCGTTGTTTGTCAGGTCGTCATAGAGCGATGCTAGAACATCATCTTCGTCAACATCGCCGCCACCCTCCTGCACCATCTCGGAGATGATATAGGCAAGCGCAGGAAGCGGCACGTTCTTGCCGTCCATTGTCCCGACAACACCCAACAGGGTTTGAGGCGCTAGGCCAGCGTCAATGCGGCGCAGGAATTTGTTGGACGGGGTGAACCAGTATTCTTTCCCGTCCAACTCAATTCGGACTTCACGAAAAACGCTCATCAGGAAGCCGTAATCGCGCCGCTGCTTTCCAGAGAAAGCGTAAACGTGATTGTGTCGGCCTGTTCGCCTGTCGCCTCGAACGAGGTGATGAAGAACGAACCTGTATACGTTGCAAAAGAGCCAAAAGACACTCGGAACGCATGAAGGGCTATTCCGCTGGACGCCGCTGCCGCAAGTGCGGAAAACGTCGATTCTGTCGCAACGCCTGTGCATGAAAGGCTCATGCTCTTTACCGCGATGTCATCCAGATATGTACGAACGCCCGCATCATCCTTATCGGTGATGTCGATTGCTTCGTTGTTGAATGTGAGGCTGTCGGTGCGAGCGCCTGCCACAACGGCATATGTCGAACCATTTGACGCATATTCAACCCGGAGGTCGCGTCCACTTTCTGCTGCCATTTTAATTGCCCTTTCATTGGCTTTGCAAAGTTATACCACAGACCCGCAAACCTGCAAAGTCATGTGCCGCTGTCGTATTGAATGCGGAAAGTTAGCGGCCTGTATCGCGTAAAGCCGTCTGGGTCCGGTATGTTGCCGGGACTGCTGTCGAACAGGCAATTTACTACATTGGAACCGCTTACCACCAAGTCAAAGTCATGCAGCGCGTCATAGGTCGCCTGCGCCGCTGCGTCTGCGAGGTCAATCGCGCTCCGGCTTGCTGTAGGCCGCGCAAAGGTCGTGACCTGTATAAGCTGTTCGCCGCCATCGCTGGTCTTGGTATCCCAAGGCGTTGCGCTCACATCCTCGATGACAGTGAACGGAAACGGCACCATGCTTTCGGGCTTGGTGTCCTGCGGCTTGTCATAGCCAACGTATGTCGTCAGCGCCGATAGCGCTGCATCGCCTGCCAGCCGCGCTCGGATTGCCTGTGCTACGCCTGCAAAGTTCATCGCAATTCATCCCCAAGGGCTTTCTCAAGTCGCGCCATGTATTTCGGTCGGATTTCCTCAATGGCAGGACGGAAGAACGGACGCGCGGCCATGCGAGATGTTCCGTATTCCAGATAAGTCGCATAAGCCAATTTACTGCCAACAGTCGCGGTCAAGTCGCCAATCTTGTCAAACTCGATGCTGTTGACCAGACGGCCCGTGTCGGTCATCGGAGGCTGGCCCGGTGCGGATGCCGTGTGCGTCCGGCGCGGATTGTATTTCTCATAGGTCCGGCCTGATGCTGGCCCTCGCGCGATGCTGGTTTTGATGTTGCCTTGCAATTCCAAAGCCGTGCCGACGACCGCCCGCGAAACGGCCTGCTTGATTTCGCCAGACGCCCGCCGCAACGCAGCCTGCAACTCTGCCGAACCCTCAAGGCGAAGCGTGACGGTCATACCGCGACCCCAAGCTGCGCGGTTATCTCAAGCCACTGGTCGTCAAAGTCCACATTCGCAATGAAGCGGATGTTGTATGCGCGGTTCCTGATAACCACGCGGTCTTTTTCCGTCAGGTCGGCAAAGTAGCGGCATACAATCTTGTGCGTTGATGTTGCTTCTGTGCGCTCGGATGCCCACCGCTCGCTGCCTGACATTGGCTTAACCATCGCCCGTGTCGGTGCGCCTGTGATGGTTGCCCACGTCTGCAATCGTGCGCCGTAGCTGTCTGCTGTATTGGTCACGCGCTCAAACGTCACGGCCTCCTTGAGTTGCCGTGCGTTATACTTGGATGATGTGCAGCAGTTTACCATGCCAATTCATCCATGCGCCTATAAGGTGCCAATAGCGCCTTCATCTGCATGTTGATGCCTTCGCACGTCCCGTCATAGAGCGATGAAACGTAAAGCCGGATGGCCTCAAGAATAGGCGCGGGGATGCTGCCGGAGCCATAGCCCGCGACATAGGTTATTTGCACCGCGTCCTGCGCCCGCAGATTGCTCGGCCACGTCTCGCCCTCGTTCAGGTAGATGCGTCCGCTGGTCAGGTCTACGCCGTAACGGGATGCGCTGTAGGTCGCGCTCACATTGTCGCGGTCATAGGTCACAACGCTGGTGACGGATTGCAGCGGAGCAAAAGGAAGATCCAGAGTATCGCCACCGCCAAGGATGTATGGACGCGATGCTGTGTGGACGCCTGGCCCAAGCGATAGCAGGCGGTCATCGCCGTAAGCCTCAGTGAAGCCGTCAGCCTTGAACACGAATGTCTCAGTCAGCAAAGCCCGCCGAAGATATTGCTTCACCGCCTCGGTTGCCGTGGCGATGTATGC